CTTGAAGAAGCACCGGACAATGCGGGCTTTCCGAATATCTATGCCGATCTTTCGTCGGCAACGGCTGCAACAATCAATCAGCTTCGGCAAGCCTTCCAAATCCAAAAACTTTATGAACGTGACGCTCGTGGCGGCACCCGGTATACCGAGGTGATCCGCTCTCACTTCGGCGTCACTTCTCCTGATGCTCGCTTACAGCGGCCCGAATATCTCGGTGGCGGTCAAACGCCAATCAACATTCAACCCGTCGCGCAAACCAGCGAGACGGACCTCAACACACCTCAGGGCAACTTGTCGGGCATCGGCACGGCAACGCTCAATGGACACGGCTTCACAAAATCGTTCACTGAACACTGTGTCCTGATCGGCCTGGTCAATGTCCGGGCCGACCTCAATTATCAACAGGGCCTCGCTCGAATGTTCTCGCGTTCAACGCGGTTCGACTTCTTCTGGCCCGCTCTCTCTCATATCGGCGAGCAAACAATTCTCAATAAAGAGATTTTGCTTCAAAACCTCGCGGCCGATGACTTGGTCTTCGGCTATCAGGAGAGGTTCGCCGAATACCGATACAAGCCCTCCGTAATAACGGGGCAGTTTCGGTCAAACTTTGCTCAATCCCTCGACACGTGGCATCTTGCGCAGGACTTCTCTGCGCTTCCAGTACTTAACGCCTCGTTCATCGTCGACGATCCTCCGGTGGACCGCGTGATCGCGGTTCCCTCGGAGCCTCACTTTCTGTTCGACAGCTTCTTCGATCTGCGTTGTGCCCGGCCCATGCCGATTTTCGGCGTACCGGGCATGATCGATCACTTTTAATGGCGATCTGGGGCGCGGTGATCGGAGCGGTTGCCTCCCTCGCTGGCTCGGCTCTAGGCTTCAAGGGGGCTCAAGAGCAAAACGTAACCAACCTGGAAATTTCTAAACGTCAGATGGATTTCCAGGAAAGGATGTCATCGACTTCCTTTCAACGCGGCATGGACGACATGCGCGCTGCTGGGCTTAATCCTATCCTCGCCTATAAACAAGGCGGCGCTGCTGCGCCCGCCGGCGCTTCAATACCTGCGGTCAACGAACTCGGTGAGATTGATCCAGGTGGTGCGGTTCAATCCGCCCTGGCTGCAAAAACAGCCGTCCAAAATCTTAAAGTCATGCAGGCGCAGGAAAAAAACATCCGCTTCGACACGCAAAAAAAATCATCCGAGGCGGCTCTCAATTGGCGCGAAAGCGCCAACAAAAATCTTCAATATTCAATCATGCAAGAGGGCCTGACCTCGGCTAAGGCATCTGCCGAGGGTGCGAAAACAACCAAAAAGTTTTTCGAGACTGATCTCGGAAAACTAATGCGGAAGATCGACATTATCGGTCGATCAATAAATCCTTTCGCGTCTGCAACCTCCAAAGCGTCCAGGCTTGGGCGCTGAAAAATCAATCGAAAGGTTACATCAATGGCTACTCAAATGTCAAAAAACCGGTCTGCTTACATACCCCATCAAAGGGTGCAGTCCGTACCTGTCGGTTCCTCCCTTGCTAAGCAATCTTTCCGGGATGAAACCGACATCAATACAATCATGGCAAAATACAAACGTTCGGGCATCCTGGAGCATGTCAATCGGCACCAGGGCGACTACTCCGACCTTGTCGGGCCCGACGACTTCCATGGCTGCATGAACGCTGTCATCGCTGCTCGTGAAGCGTTCTCAACTCTGCCAGCCAAAATTCGAACGAGGTTCGAAAACGACCCCGCGGAATTCCTCGAATTCGTGGCAAATCCCGAAAACGATCAGGAAATGATCGAACTCGGTCTTCGTAAGCAGCCGAAGGCGGCTGCAACCGAAGAACCTACCTCGATAGAGGAAATGGGGCCCCAGGACCCTGCTACGGGTCCTGTGGACCCCTCTCAGCCGACCTCCGGGGAGGCTGCCTGAACAGTTACCTACTAGATGTAACTGTTCCAACTGACACCATGAGGTAATCCAATGCGTCATCGCAAACGAATTCCCCGCAAAAAGTCACGCAAGCTCTTCACGCGGACCGCATCAAAGACGAACCGGAAAAACTTGACCCGTGCTCGTCCGATGCGAGGGGGAATACGTCTCTAAAAGGGTAACCCCGTGCCCTGTTTTCAACCCCTGAAAGGGTACCGGGCACGGGAACCCGGTCCCTCAGGCAAGCGGTCTATTGTTTTCAATCGAGCGTTAGGCTTTACCGACTTGCCTATCACAATTCCCTGCGGGCAATGTATCGGCTGTAGGCTCGAAAGATCTCGCCAGTGGGCAATCCGCTGCTCTCACGAGGCTTCCTTGTATCAAAATAACTGCTTTATCACGTTGACTTACAACGACGCCAATCTTCCGCCATCTGGCTCACTCGACCTCAGCCATTTCCAAAAATTTATGAAGCGCCTTCGTAAAAAATACGGCGCTCAAATCCGGTTCTATCACTGTGGGGAATACGGCGAAAAATTCCGCCGTCCCCACTATCATGCGTGTCTGTTCAATCACGACTTTGAAGACAAAGTCCTTTTCAAAGTCGATAATAAAAATGCTCTTTACACATCGTCCGATCTCGAAAGCCTGTGGCCTTTCGGGTTCTCCTTGATCGGCGATCTCACATTTCAATCTGCGGCCTACGTGGCCCGCTATATCCTCAAAAAAATAAATGGTGAGCCAGCTGCGAACCATTATGAAAATGTTGATCTTATTACTGGGGAAATACATGAACTCAAGCCTGAATACTGTACTATGTCCCGTCGGCCGGGCATTGGTTCGGCTTGGATTAAAAAGTATAATTCTGACGTTTATCCGGGCGACTTTGTCGTCATTAACGGGAAACGAATGAAACCCCCAAAATATTATGATCGACAATATGAGTTGACTTATCCACAGGACTTCGCTTCCATCCGTGGTATGCGGGTCCGTAATGCAAAGCTACATGTAGTGGATAACACTCCGGAACGGCTTGCGGTTCGGGAAAACTGTCAACAAGCGCGGATGAGTAATCTCCCGCGCAAATTCGAAGAGGACGAACAATGATCCATCAAATGTTCACGGTCTACGACAGCAAAGCGGAAGCGTATCTGCGTCCCTTCTTTTCCGCGACCCGAGGCGAGGCTATCCGAAACTTTACGGATAGCTGCAACGACGAGGGGTCGCAACTTTACCGGCATGCCGGTGACTTCACGCTGTTCTACATCGGCATTTATGACGATGCGACCGCTCTCGTGTCGAGCGAAGCGCACATCAATCTTGGTAAAGCGATCGAATTCATCGCTCAAGCAAAGGAATGAAAATGGCTATTCCCTCTGTGATGTCGCACAACTTCTCGGAAGTTCCACGCGCGGAAATTCCGCGCTCTTCCTTTAATCGGTCCCACGGTTTTAAAACTACGTTCGACTCCGGGTTCCTCGTTCCGATCTTTATCGATGAGGTATTACCGGGCGATACGTTCAACCTGCGAATGACGGGCTTTGCCCGTCTCGCTACACCCATTCATCCGTTCATGGACAACTTGTTCATGAGCACGTTTTTCTTCGCCGTGCCGATACGTCTCATCTGGGACAACTGGCAAAAATTCAATGGCGAAGAAAACAATCCCGGTGATAGTACCGACTTCAACGTTCCTGTAATGGCGGCGCCAGCCGCAGTCGGGCATATCAACGGTTCTCTCTCGGATTATTTCGGGCTTCTAACCGAAATTCCGGACTACACGCATTGCGCGTTCTGGCATCGCGCCTACAACCTCATCTATAACGAATGGTTCCGCGACGAAAATTTACAAAACTCTGTCGTCGTGGACAAAGATGATGGTCCCGATCTCTCCACGGACTATGTCCTTCTGCGACGTGGAAAACGTCATGATTATTTCACGTCGGCTCTTCCGTGGCCTCAAAAAGCGGACAGCGTCGAACTTCCACTTGGTATTCGCGCTCCGGTCACCGGCATCGGTCCAGCAAATCAAACTTGGGCCGTCGGTCCTACGACGGCCTATGAAACCGGGGCGTCTGCTTCGGTCCAATATGCGGACTACAAGAACGTTCTTGCGTCCGATACGAACCGTGTTCTTCAGCTTGAAGAAGCACCGGACAATGCGGGCTTTCCGAATATCTATGCCGATCTTTCGTCGGCAACGGCTGCAACAATCAATCAGCTTCGGCAAGCCTTCCAAATCCAAAAACTTTATGAACGTGACGCTCGTGGCGGCACCCGGTAT